CTAGTCATAGTCATTATATCAGGATCAGACCCAGATACTTGATATGGATATTCTTCTGTTAGCACAAGTATAAACCCGCCAATTGCATCTATACCTACAATGTTATAATCAAATGTTAGCCTATATTTTAATGGCCATGCATGAGGATTACCAGGTTCTGAAAAACATAATTGATTATCAAAAAATCCTACTAATATTTCATTATGAGCCATTACTAAACCTTTCATAGTAGACTTAGGAGCTAAATAGTCAGTAGACTCTAATACTTCAGATAAATCCTCTAATAGAAAATCGTCAGTAAAATTATGATCACTATCACCCCAATATCTAGCAGTATCAGTAATAACTTCAGCTACATCATGGAGAAGTACCCCACTAGTTTCAGCTTTATCAGCAATATCAGCATTTGTTACAGCATAAGTAATAGTTAAATCATCAATAACAGATACAACTATCCCATCGGTTATATTAAATGTTGCATCACTAGAGCTTTTAATTTTAAATCTATCTTCTGCAATTAAATTATGCTCAGTAGCAAACTGTACAGTAGCTACGTTACTTGTAAGAGATACCCTAGCTGTGCTTATTGGCCACCATAACTCTTTAGATAATACAAAATCTGATGTTGTATTTCCTACTCTTGTTCTATATAAACGTATTCCATGTACAAAATTATCGCCAGATGGTTTAGCAGTAGGTAAATTACTTACTGTTACAGTCTGTCCTTCTTTAAGAAATACTTCGGCAGACGGTTCAGATGGAATACTTTCTTCACCCCAAGGAGTTATCCATGTGTAAACATACTCACGTAACTGTGTTGCTCCTGCAAGATCTACACGTCCATCTGTATCAGCATGGGTAGTTACTGCATCTCCAGTATTAAAATAACTAAACGTAGTAGCATTTAATACAGTTACAAATACATTAGTTGCGTTAAACGACTTTGCTTCATCATCATCATCAAAATCTCTTATAGATACTACATTCCCTGTTCTTAATCCATGAGCGCTACCGGTTATTATAGTAGCTGTATTAGCTGAATCTCTAGCAAATTGTGCCGTTGTAAGCGCAGTAAATGCAGTTACTGTGGCAGTAGGTGCAGTCTCAGGTAAAGGTAATCCTAAATCAAATGAAGCAACAGGATATGGTTCTGACCCAGTAGTAGCTTTTGAATGAGTAGTTACTTTAGGAACTCCATCGCCTGTATAATAAAATCTTTCTTCGTTATCGGATGAATCTGATGCGGTAACAATATCTACATCTGTAATCCAACTGAGAAAATCAAGAGCATCAGTAGATGGATCACGAATCCCATATAAAGTCTGAGCTTCTACAGAACGTTCTGTATTATCTGCTACTACAGGCACACGATAAGGAACTAAATCCCCAGAAGATATCTTTACATTATAGGCAGTCTGAGCTGCATTATTCGGTAATTGTTCAGATGATACTTTAGGAGCTTCACCTAAAAATTTATCTATTTTAATAGCAGGCATTAATCTATAACCTCAAAATGTGGCCCATCAATAAATGGTTTTTTACCTACAGACCTTCTTGAGTCTATATAGTAATTCATAGCTTTTTCCATACTACCATTCCAAAATCTTATGTCTTCTATATTCCAAGCCCCACCCCATCTTATACCTAGATTATTTACTCTAGCTGATTCTTTAATTGCCTGAGCTATATCATCATATAAATTAAGTTCCCATGAAGCTCTGCCATCAGCATAAGCTAGTAAATCTACAGCTTTACCTTCAAGATGTTTAGATTCCATAGTATGACTAGCACCATTATTAACAAGTCTCTTTTGCCTAGCAATAGATCTGACACCTTCTATAACACCAAAGTCAACTTTGGTAATACCTATAGCTTCTCTGACAACCTCTTGTAACCTGTCGTCTATACCTTCAAGTTTATCTAATGATTTTTTAGATAATACAAATATCATTTAGTTAGCCCTTTAGCTTTTTCAAATGAACGTAAACCGCCAAGTCCCAACATTCCTAGTAATACTGTCATTAAAGATTCCATATCAAAGTAAGGTAAATCTGGTATATCCATACCAGCGAATGCACATATAAATGTAATCAATGGGACTAGTACAAAGTGCCATATCATCGCAAAACTTAACCCCCAGCCAAGAAAAGGACGCCAGCCCGCCACGAACAATGACCTATGCTGGGCTTCAGCCTTATTAATTTCTAATTGCCCTTTTGATAATTCCAAAGCATGGCGTTCCGCCATCGTGGAAATCTCATGAGCAAGCTTTGCTTTCTGATCTTTATCTTCTATAAATTTATCTAGTAAACTGGCAACGGGGCCTATCAATGCTTGTAACATTTATGTTACACAAGCTGTGTATTTTCCGCCTTTAACTGCGGCGCCCATACCTCTTGCCTTAAGTCTTGGATATTTATGCTTACTAGAAACTTCTTTTTCTTTACCATAAGGAATTTTTCCCTGACCATCAATACTGGCATACTTAACTGGCTTAGGGGCATTTCCAGGTGTATTGGTAATTATTTTAACTTTACCCATTTCTAACTCCTATTTTTAGGTTGTTGCTGTTTAAATATTTCTCTTTGCATTGCAGAATCAATTCTCGCCTGAGTCTGGTCTTCAGTGCTTTCTAGCTTATCTTGAAAATGACGATCTCTCATCTGCATATTCTGTTGGTCAAGACCTAATTTAGCTTTATCCAACTCTGCATCACTTTGTTCTGCTTGAGCTTTTATTTGTAGCTCTTTCTCTTTAAGTGCTACTAATGGGTCAGGTTTACCTTGACCAGATAGTTGTTCGCTTAGTGCTTTCAATTCTTGCATACCCTGCGCTATAAATTGAGCAGTCATAGCTTCTATTTGCAACATTTGTTGATCTTCAGGAATCTGGCCCCCACTTTGTTGCATTACCTGCATAAATTGTGCAGAAGCCTGTTCTTCCGCTTTTATCTTAACATGCTCCATAATATGCTTTTGTAAATCCATTGCAATTCTAGGAGCAGAAGATACCATAGGTGTTGAACCAAATACCATGTGAGACATAATATGAGATTGATGATCTTGCTTAGGGAATGCTTTTAAAGGCACCATATCAAAAGAATCTATATTTTCTTGCGCTGGATCTTTTGGTTCTTCTTGAGTTGGAGTATGTTTTAAAATTCTATCTACATCTCTAACGCCTAACGCTTCATACATATCACGATAAATTTCATACATGTTATGTAATTCAGGAGCAGCGCCAGCTAATTGCAGTTTAGTTTGTGCTAAAGATATTCTTTGTGCCTGGGAAAATATATTAGGATTAGATACAGGTATTATATCAATGCGATCATCGAAATCCTGCGCTTTTATTGTAGAATCAACCCCTTCTAGAGAATATGGATATTCTTCTGGTAAACTTTCAGACATCACTCTGGATAGTATTTTAAACTCTACTTTCATAGCAAAATGAAGACGCTTATGCACTGCTGACATGACCCGTGAGCCCTGCTCCAACATTGCTATTGTTGTGCCTACGGCTGCTTGTTGATTACCGTCGCCAACTTTTAAATCAGTAATAGTCGCGAACCTTTGACCTGCTTCTACTACAAAACCTAATAACTGCATTAAAGTAGCATCAGGCCCTTTAAAAGGAAGCGGCATCAGGCTATCACGAATCGCCCCACCAGGAGCGTCAACATCTCTAAATTCTCCAGGTTGTATCGGGTCATCATCGTTCCTGATCCGTAGTCCGCGGGATTTGAATCCTGCTGGAAGGTTAGATAATGTACCTGCATCAATTAATTGTCTTAAAGCTGCGGTGGCTGTTCTAGCTAATCCACCAATAGTGTGTATTAACCCTAGACCGTAGAACCCGAATCCCGGTAAAAACTTATAATGAACGAAGTATTGTATTTTTTTCTTATCAGGATCCTCTTCGACATAATTTCTTCGTACACCCAGAATTTGTCCATTATCTTGTGAAATAGTCACAATATAAGGGACTTTTATACCAGTTGGTTCGCCTTCTTCATCTAAATCTTCATATCCTTCGATATCTAAGTCAGCATGGCATTCAAGCAAGGTACAGTCATAATCTATCTGAGAAGGAGTAACCCCCTCTATTTTATCCATTTCTTCGCTTATACTATTCGTATCGTCTGATTGAACAGGCAGAACTTGTATATCAAGATAAAATCCTGAAATTTGCTTCTTTTTTAGGTCATTTAGAGGCATTTTTACTACATGCGTAATATTAGGGCATGTTTCTAGGTCAGAAGTGTCGTATGGCACCACTAAATTTTCAGCGGGAACAAATTTACTAACTGCTCTGCCTAAACAACCATCAAAATACACTTTTTTGAAGGTGCTTCCTGCCAAAGGTAAGTAAAACAACATTTGGTCAAATTCAGGGGTGTATTCTTCCATAACACAAGATATGTAATAATTCATGAATTGGCTGACTCTTTGTGATTGGTCAGCTTTTTCAGGAGTTTCTGAGCCCATTATAATAGTTCGTACAGGGCCTCCAGCAGGTAATAGCTCATTAAAGGCTTGGGCTTGAAATTGAGTGGCGGCTTCTGCTAATAAAGGATGAGTCACGCCCGTCGCTCCACGGAAGGGCTCGCTTCTGTCTTCGTAAGAAAAGCCTAGTAATTCTAATCCATTAGCGTAAGCATCTTCCCATTCTTGACGACTTGCTTTATTTGCGTCAAATTCAGAAGAAAGTTCGCTAGATAATCTGGATAATTCAGAATCTGAAATATGTTCAGCTAAATTGCCATAAAAATCATCCATTTCACCCATTTTATCGTTTGGCTGAAAATCTATTATTACAGCACCTTCCGAATCCTCAATAATCTCAATATCTTCAGGAATTTCATCTTCCATAGGCGATACTAAGATTTCCTGAGAATCAGGCATTTCTATCTCTAATTCTGCTTTTAGTACTTCTTCATCAAGTTGAGCGGGAATGTTTTTTTCAACAAGCCCACCTATTGGTATTATCTCATCTGCCATTTAAAGTTCCTCCAGCCCTAGTTTAACACAAGACTTGTCAAGTAAAACATTTTTAGAAAGGTATCTGTAATCCAACATAGCCCCCTGTTACATTAAATCCTTCGCCAAAGGATTTTTCCCCAAAACTACCTCTAAGATAATTACCACTAGCACCGCCTCTTAATTTCCATTTATTAGGAAATAATATTTCTATCCCTACTGTCCCCCCAAATTCAGTATCCCCTGTATCTACGGTGGTAGGTCGTCCTTCCTCGTCTATGAATGAGGCAGAGCCTTCGCTAACCCCACCTCGAACATCAACATATGGTTTAAATTTTAAACTTGGTATGAAAGAATCTATTCCAAGGCTTTTGTACATAATCTTTTCTACGAGGGCTGCTTCTCTTTTTTCTTCTTCTATTTCTTCAAAACTTTTTTCTATAGATTTAATTTCCGATATACGTTTTGGTTCAAACCTTGAATCTTCTAAAGTTCCTTCTTCTACATAGCCGCCATTTTGAAACATATTAACGGCTTTATCTTTAAGGTTATATACCCCACCACCTTTTTGAAACATATTAACTGCCCTGTCTTTTATAGACATAATCCCTTCGTTTGAAGGTACTACCCCGCCTTCTTTTAGTGGGAGTTTAAATCCTCCTTTTAAAATAGTTTCTCTTATTTCTGGAGTAAGACGCATAGCCATTCTTTCACCAGGCACAAAATTAATTGTTTCTTTTCTATATTTATATTTTCCAGCGCCGGGGTTAGTACGGTTACGTAACCAATCCACATAAGCCTCTCTCTTTGTTTGCGCCCCCTCTTCTAGTGGTTCTCTACCAAAAAAAATATCATCAAAAGATTCGTTGGATATCTGGGACTCAGTTTTTTTTGGATACTTCTCGTTCGTCTTGCTCATAACATCAACGTGATCCAGAGATCTTTCTGTATCACCGTCTTCTAATGCTTTAAAAAATTTCTTTTCAAAAGTACCACCAATTTCATCTGCTATCTTACTGGCAGATCCGGGTACAATTTCATTATAAAGTTGTCGTTGCCATAATACTCTTCTTGCTCCTTTTTGAAGCTGGTTAAATTCAGTATCTGATAAGCCTCTAATAGGATCTCCTTCATAATATTCTTGCCAATTTTCGGCAAAGCCTTGCTCTTCATTAAATTTAAAATCGTGTTTTGTAGTTTTTTTATCGGCAAGTTTTTTAAGCAATTTTGTATCGTAATATTGATCTCTAATGTCGGGAGACCATAAATTAGTATGAAACTCTGATTCGGGGAGCACGAACCAATCGTCCCCTCTTTGAGCCGCGTCTCTTAAAGCTTGTTTAAGATTAGCTTCTACTATTTTTCCGCTATCTTTTATGTCTAAAAAAGGTAATTCTGGTCTGGGGAATTCATCATAAAGCGCCCCAGCCTCTGATCTTCTCATAGGGTACTCTGGATGTTTGCCAGTCATAGA